TGGTGCTGACACTGTGCTGAAAGAACCACTTGATGCACTGTAAAGTTTTGCAACTATGTTAGCACCTGAATTAGCAGAAGTTGTTTTAAACCAAACTGAACCGTTTGGTCTATTTTCGTCTGCAGTCTTCCAAGTTGGTCTGCTAGTGTGAGCCGCTTGTAAAAACTTAACTCCATTTTTAGTTTCTGCTGTGATTCCTAACTCCGCTAATAATCCACTGCCTTCTTCAAATCTGATTGTATTGAATCCTGCAGTTGAATCACCAAAACCTAAACCGTTATGGAAAATATCTAAATTACTTGTTGAACTATTAATACTTGAACTTACTCCAGGTATGTTTGCATTATTAATTGCAGTGTTAACATCTGACAATGCTGTACCACCTGTTTGTACTTGTACTCCATTGATTTGCATTGTTGCTGAACCTGTTACTGTTGTGCCTGACGCTACCGAAACAACCGGTAATGTTAAGTGCCATGCACTTGAACCTAAATGCACCCAAGTGTTGCTTGAAGATTTTTTGTAAATCTTGTTGCTCACGTGTGTAGTATTAATTGCATAATCACCTTGCGAACCAACTGAAGTTTTAGGTGCGCCTGTTGAACTGTTTCCTACCAGGTCAGAAACTGATGTGATTAATGTTGGTGTTTTGTTTGTAAATTTTTGATCTGTCGCTGACCATTCAAATATTCCATACTCGCTTGATGCAAGGTCAAACCAGTAAGTTCCATCTGTAGGTCTTGCTGTCGGTGCCGATGCACTTCCTACCAATTCTGAAGTGTCAACATTTACTCTTAACACATATGCTCTGTTGGCAATTCCTAGAAATGAATAAGCCGCTTGTAATCCATATTCATTTAATTCATATCCGTGAATAGGATTGTTAGAAGCATCCGTGTAAAATTTTGGATCTCCAAATGTTTCTGTTAATTCTCTTTGTGATGAAAGTAAGAATACAGTGTTTGCATTTGCACTTGTTGTTCCTGATGCTGTGCCGTCTCCTGCTCCGTTACTTTTATCTGTGCTAGATGCTACTATAAACAGAGGTGTCGTACCCGCATCTGATGGTACATAAAAACTTTCGTTTATTACGCTTACCTCTACTCCTGGTGATGTTAAAGCCATTTACGTTTCTCCTTGCAAGTTTTACGTATTACAGAAGTATTTATTAGATCATAAGGTTTTTACGACAAAACTTACCAAATTTTGGTACCTATATAGGCGACGTAAATAGCATATATGATAAAAACTGTCAGACCACTATGTGTTGAGTGTAAGGCAAAGCCTCGTGCATATGCCTATAGAAAAAACGCTAAAATTTATTGGCGTAGGTTGTGTGATGCCTGCAATCGTAAAAAAACAAAAAAACGTGTTGGTGGTGTCACTGCTTTACAAAGATCCGGATATAAAAAAAGAAATAAGTGTGAAATATGTGGATTCAAAGCACAACATTCCGCTCAATTGGATGTGTTCTTTGTGGATGGAAATTTACGGAATACAGCAGATGCTAATTTAAAGACTATTTGTGCCAATTGTCAACGGTTGAGTGGAGTGCGTAGATTGGGTTGGCGTATGGGAGATCTTGTTGCTGACGATTAGGTGGTCAATTTCAGCAAAAAGTTCTTCTTTGCTTCCTTTATTATCAATTATAAAATCAAATTCTTCTTTTGCCCATGCATATTCCGATGAATGTACATTAGTTGGTTCAATATTTCCTTCAACATAATTTGTAAACCATTCAGGATCTTGTCCTCTCTTGACTAGTATTATTTTTCCACCATGTGCTCTAATGGCCTTGACTTCGTTAGGAAAACGTGTGTCTGATATAACTGTGTTCAAACCTTTGTACCTGCCTATACAACTGTCCACCCATATGCCGTCATACATCTGGCCACGCATTACTTCTGTGCCAAAATGTTGTAACACCCATCTTGGTGTTATTGGTTTGCCAAATCTTTCGCTCCAAAATTTATCTGGTTGTTCACGCCAATGCCTACTACTTGAGGTATTGCCTTCAAGCATTTCTCTATCCCAATTAAACATGGCACTTACAGCATCTTTCAGACTTTTTGCAAAACTATCACGTTTAAATCCATGATTGTCTACAAGTCTTTTTGCAACTGTGTCTTTACCGGAACCTATAAGTCCTACTATTCCTATCAGCATGTATTGATTATACTATTTTTTGAGACGTTTTTCAATCTCTAATTTTGCTTCTTTTACCGCACCTAGTATTCTTTTCCTCATGTCCAGTTTTTTGTTTTTTAACGCACTGATCGACATATTTTCTAGATCCTCCACTATGGCTTCTAGATCGTCAATTGAGCAATCACAATATCTTTTATATCCGGAATCTGTCATGATACTCTTATTTAAAAATGTAAGATTATTAATTAACCGATAACAAAACTATGAGGAGTGCCGCCTTCCGCAAAATTGCCAATTTCGGCATCAAGTCTTTCCATTTCTGCAAGACCTGTCTGTTTTAGTTCAGGACCGTTAAGTGTGGTTCCACCTTGTGGACCTGCAATAGTGTTGAATTTACCTCTGGCCTCTCCTAACATTGTTTTACACACTGCCAAAGTATAATCTCTTATCCATGGTTTTGAATATATGTCTTTGAAAAGTGTAATATCTGGTCTAAAATTATCTGTGTGCATCAGCACTGTCTCGTTGTCCGCTCTTGGCCTTTGTGTAATTGTAAGTTTTTTGGTTGCAACATCAAAATGGAACTGTATGAATGAACCAAACAATTTACCAACTAATTCTTGATATGAAGCAAAAGCATAATAAGTGGCCAAACCACCTGTTGCACCTGCCCTCAAAAGGTATGTGTTTGTGTATGCTAAATTGAATGGTTCAAACAGTGTACCACCTTCGCCACCTTCAGTTCTGGAACCTACAGTTCTTCTAAATAATTTTCTAACGTTTATCACTTCATCAGGAAGTATGTAAGTATTTTGATTTTCTTTCAATTCAAGAAAAGCATAAGATTCTTCGACAGCATTAGAACTACGCTGTCTATATCGATTTACTGCTCTTTCTAGGGCCGTTTGATAGTGTTTTGGGTCTAATTCCACATCTATCATACCCTCGCCTAGATTATTTTTTACGTAATCAAATATTTCTTGTTGACCTGTTTGAAGTTCTGACATACACATATTTATAGGTTTGATGTATGCAATAAATATGTATGATATGCCAAGATTATCCATTTTTAAGCCTGAAAAAGGTTCTGATTATAAATTCTTTGATCGTAACATTAAAGAGATGTTTACTGTTGGAGGAACGGACATACACTTTCACAAGTATGTAGGACCATACGATCAGGGAGAAACAAACAAGGACGGAGCGGCAACACCAACGCAACCACAATATTCAGGTGACAGTTTAAACGAAAGAACGATTCAAGATTTACTATTTTTGGAAAACAGAGATAGGAAATATGACGCAGACATATACACAATACGTGGCATATACAATGTGCAAGATATGGATTTCAATCTTTCACAGTTTGGAATGTTTTTACAGAATGACACATTATTCTGTACAGTGCATCTAAATGACACCGTTGAGAGAATTGGAAGAAAACCTATGAGTGGTGACGTGCTTGAGTTCCCACACATGAAAGATGATTTCAGTCTAGACGAATCTATACCGATAGCACTGAAAAGATATTATGTTATAGAAGATGTAAACCGAGCGGCAGAAGGATTTTCACAAACTTGGTGGCCACATTTGTTAAGATTAAAACTTAAATCATTAGTAGACTCTCAAGAATACAGAGATATATTGGGCGATGCAACCACAACAGGGTCGTTGGCAAGTTATCTGTCGACATTCAACAGAGAGAAAACAATATCAGATCAAGTATTAGCACAGGCCGAGGAAGATGCGCCGAAATCAGGATTCAACCACAAATCATATTACGTAGCACCTATAGATGAAAGAGGTAATATTAGGACCGACAATGTAAACAGCACAGATAGAATTAGTTCAGATAAGCCAATAAACGCAACAATAGATACACCAGCGGCAAACCATTATGGCTTCTATCTGGATGGCGACGGTGTGGCACCAAATGGATACCCTGCAGGTTTTGGTATATCGTTCCCTAATGCCAACGTAAATAAAGGTGACTATTTTTTACGTACTGATTATCTACCAAATAGACTTTTTAGATATGACGGAAATAGATGGATTAAGGTAGAGGACTCCGTGAGAATTACGACCACAAACACAGATAGCAGAGCAACACAGAAAACTGGATTTGTTAATTCATCAGGCACAACAACAATTAATGGCCTAACGGTTGATCAACGACAATCGCTAGAAAATGCATTGAAACCAAAGGCTGACAATTAATGTTGCATTTCTATTCAGGACAGGTAAGAAGATTTTTTACTCAATTTATGAGAATCCTAAACAATTTTTCTGTAGAAATTGGTAGGGGGTCGGACGGCGAGGTTGCTTTAAAGGCAGTACCGGTCGTTTATGGAGATCCAACTAGGCAAGTTGCCAATTTAATAAGAAACAACAGTGAAAACGCTTTAAACTATGCACCAAAGATTGCGTGTTATATCAGAGAACTTAACTATGACAGAGAGAGGATGCAAAATCCTTATCATGTTGAAAAACAACATCTTAAAGAAAGAGACTTGTTAGAGGACGGAACATATAGTAACAAATTAGGTGCAGGTTACACTGTTGAAAAAGTGATGCCTTCGCCATTTAGACTAGAAGTTACTGCGGATATATACAGTTCAAACACAGATCAAAAATTACAAATTTTAGAACAAATACTTTATTTGTTTAATCCGGATTTTGAAATACAAAAATCAAACAATTTTATTGATTGGACAAGTTTAAGTTATGTAGAGTTAACAGGTATCACCTTCAGTTCACGTACGATTCCTGTTGGTGCTGACTCGGAGATAGATGTTGCAACTATGACTTTCAGTATGCCGATATGGTTATCGCCACCTGTCAAAGTAAAAAAGTTAGGTGTTGTACAAAAAATTGTTATGAGTATATACGACGACGATGGCGGTATAAACAAAGGATTGATCAGTGGGCCTTTGATATCACAAAGTTTTGTTACGCCAAACAATTTTGGACTATTAGTAACAGGTAACCAATTGAGATTGCTAGGAACAACTGGCGTTAATGTTAAATCTGGTGGTGATGGCTTTCATACAGGAGCCAGAGATCCAGGATTGGCAGATCCGTTTGAGACATTTGGTCCCCCGGTCAATTGGAAATTATTACTAGACCAATATGGAAAAGTAAGAAACGGAACTTCACAAATCAGATTGAAACAGCCAACAGGAAATGAAATAGTGGGAACTATTGCTACTACATCTTTGGATGATACAATTTTATTATATACTATTGATAATGATACTATACCTGAAAATACTTTGCCTGCTGTTAAAAAAATAATTAATCCTTTAACATTTGCACCTACAAACAATGCGGCAGGTGATCGATACTTAATTGTTGATGAGATAGGAGATTCAACTGCAACTGTGCAAAGTTCTACATGGGGAGATCTTGTTGCTAGTGTTGGTGATATTATTCAATATAATGGTCC